AAGAATTCGCACAAATTTTCTACCTAAAAACGAGCCATCAGTAATTTTCCTAAAATCTGCTGTATCACCACCTTTACCTTTTAACTCGTCAGTAATGACCAGATTAAAATATTCTAAAGCGACTCTTTGCATAAGATTAAAGCCAACTCCCGGCAAAAGTTTTCTAATGATCGACATAATCACATCATCACCAAGCACATTAAAAGACAGTGCCTCATCTAACTTGTTATCAGGAACAGAAACCAAAGTATTTGGATCAACCCCCCTGTTAATAAGGTCTGCATATAAACAAAAACAATAAATATAACAAATATTCACTAGGCCGTTCAACAATCCAGTCAAAAAATTGCCTGACGTATTACCCTGTTGCCAAAAGTAAATTTTAAGAGCATCATCACGGGGGACAACATGCAAACTATGAATTATATCCTCAAGCAACAACTCACGAGCAACAGCATTTTTAGAGCCCTCATCACCATAAACCATGTTGGAAAGTACCAAGACACTTTTCTGGAAGATCCTTTTCTGTTTCTTATCATAAGAAGCATGATCTAAAAATATGACATCTGGTGACTTAGTAGTGACCTTATGCAAAATTGCTTCCCAATCATACCCATACGGAACAACACCATTGGCCATGCCATTCTGGATCCTGTTTTCATACATCCAACCGGCAAGAGACCCAAAATAGGACTTGCACAACAACAAATAAACAAAATCATACACACAAAATAGGCGACCTTTACCAACCTCTAGTTTTTCTTTTGCTAAAAGTTCATCCTTAATAGAGTCTACAGCAATTGCATATATGCGTTCTCCATTTTGCAGCTTAGCATCAAAATAATCATAAACTTTCCTGATAGCTACTTCGACTTCGGGTTTCAACAAATTATCCTTTCCTAACATCCAAGATTTTGCTTTCCAATCAGTATCAAAGAAATCTTTCATCATACGCAAATAAAATCCACCAGAACTTTGCCAGTTGGTTGCTTTCAACCCCAAAGAGTGATCACCGTATAAACATTGCTCAAAGGACAATCTTCCGACATTCTTGGGGGTGGAACTGTCAGTCATAATTCTAGACATAGCCTGAGAAATAACACCTTCAATAAGTGGCTCATTGACATAAGCGTTGTTCATTCCACATTCCTGCATAGCTTTCAACATGACATCAACTACCGTACCATCTTTAAGTTTTCTCTTTCCAAAAACTGAAGGATAGCGAGTTACAGGATCTATATGACGCAAAGCAGAAGGTCTGATTTCAGTTTTATAAGGCACAAACAACCTATGCTTGATTTCAGCTACAGACGTGTGGTTAATCTCAAGAGCACTATTATCTAAATCACAAACAATGTCAGCGCCCATTTGGCCCGTAACGGCTTTATCAAGCAACTCTGAAATAACCTCAACATACTTTTCCATGTTCTCGTTAATTGCTTCACTCTCAGGCTTAAACTTCTTCGCATTTAGTCTATCAATCCAAGGTTCAAACATCTCCCTGAAAATCGGAGCACCATTTGGAACAATACCATTAAGCGAAGTATGAACATACGCAAGCCACGGATTATTTGCCTGCGGCCAACCCTTGTTCACACAAAAGTTTTTCCTGACATCAGTAATGAAGCCAGGACTACCACAATAACCAGCGTACGTTTTAAAGGAACTAAACTTACCAGTCAAGTTGAAAGTATGATAATCATATTCACTCAGCTCAAAAACTTCCCCTTGATCATAAACATTGGTGGAATATGTGGCCACCGAACCTGTGTTAAAATGAACATCAACAAGCTTTTCAGGCCCTTCCATAGAAAATTCTGCGGTCATTTGGCGTTCAACAAACACTCCATCTAGGTTTTTCTTCCCATGTAGATACTCTAAATCTTCTGCACGTGGAATAAAATTGTAAATATGAGGGCGATTCATTGCATTTTTAGTAATCATGACACACAGATCATGATGCTCCATGAGCTCACTAGTCTCAAAAACAACAGATGATAAAGTCAACCTCTCAGTACTCTTACTGGGATCCGTCTCTGAAAAAGGAACAAGTATTAATTCCATTACTACACCAGGAACTGTTGAGTATTTCTCTTGCAATTTTATTAAAGCTGTTCGAACATGATCAACAGTGATGGCAATTTGACCCCCAATGAAGATGGCGTTAGCAGGATGTCTGGTATAAACTTTTTCCCCAACACGGATAATCACAAACATCGTCACATAATTGTGCCTAAAACTTGAAATGAATTTTGTGTCAGAAGGATTGCAAAACCCATTCTGAGCAACAGCATCACTTTTCTCATTCTTAGAAACTACTTTCTGACTCTTTTTCCGTTTTTTCTTGTCACCAAGGAAAAATTCCGCTAAATTGAAACCGATAACCACTGCAGCAACGGCCCCAAAATACATTGCAAAGTAATTGAGCGCCAATGTGAAACGAGGATGAACATAAACATCTCTCAATATATTAACCAGTGGCGCACCAACTCTTGACAAACCAGATCGCACAGAATGCAAAATTCCACCCAAAAACGTAGCAGCGCAGCTC